GTATTAATCTGGTGTTCCAGTAACGTTTTCGAAAAATAGAGCCGGTACTCAGCCGCTTTATCGACCGTTGTGACCGCTCCATAAACAGGTGGAGGCATAACTTCAGTGTGTTAGTTAGTTTTTGTTGTTTAAATGAACGGCTCGCCTCGGCCGACGTTGTTTAACAGGTGTTTGCGCATTTCTGCACGCGGCAGTCTGGCAAAATCGCCAACTGTTTCTATCCGCCCGCCTGATGGCCGGGAACCTGTTACGCCAGTCCCGCCGACCGAAGTAAACCCTTGATACTTTTTTAGCTCATCCGTGAGCCGGGAGTTCTCGTCGCGTAACGTGGCCACGTCTTGCTCCATAACCCCCAACTTTGCCCGATGGTATGCCGCGATTATCCCGCGTGGATGTTGCCGGTAAAGGTCTCCGTCTTGACTCTGAAAAATCTCTCTCAGAGCTTTATCAAGCCTGGTGCCTTGGCGCATAAACTCCGGGTCAGCTTGGTAGAGTTCCTGCTCTGCCTGCTCCCATTGAACCTTGTGCTCAGGCGTACCTAACACCGGCAAATGCTGAGTCTGAAACTTCGCCGCTTCCTCGGCTTGCATCGCTTTGAGCTCCCGGTCGGCAGCTTCTACGAGATCGAATCTTCCTTCGTTCTCCCACTCACCGCGATACTTCTGGAGCTCTTGCAATGTGTAGTTGCGCTTCGGCTTCTGGCTTTCCTGAAACTGGCGGTGCTGCTCTGCAATCGCCCGCTCCCGGTTCGCCAAGTCCGCCTCACGCTTAGCCAATTCCTGACGTTGTTTCTTCGTCCGCTCATACCGAGAAGGCTCTTTAGGCTTTTCCTTCTCGGGCTGCTGCTGCCCGTTCGGCTGCTCACTAGCGTTATCACGCCCCATGTAGTGGTTCGTAATATTACTGGTTGAGTCCTGTCTAATACCGGAACTAGAAGTCTGGCCGGACTCACTCGTTCCCGTACTAACCGGTGCCGATATGGTGGCAGTTTCTGGCATACCTTACCCTTTATTATTACTAATTGCGCCGCGCCCTGCTCCGTACGGATTCCATTTGGCTTCCTTTTTGGGAGTCGGCTCCGGCATCGGGAAGTCTTCAAACGTTTGCTCGCTCTCCACCTGAATTGGGAAAACCCTTAAACGTTGGAACACTCCCAGTATATCCTGCATCCCTCGGGCATGGGCGTTAGCGCTCACCGAATTATGGTAAACGGCTTTAAACGTCGTATTCGCCACCAGTTGACGCAGAAATTCAAAAAGCTTAATCCCGCAACTACTACGCAAAAAACTATCAAACTGCGCACGCTCCTCTTCCGTCCATTCGATCGACCTAATAATCGGCCGGCTTAAAATCGGCTCTAAAAACTTGCGCACTAACCACTCTCTCACGAGGGCAACCCTCCTCCGTTCATCCCTGGCGCCCCAGCACTCGGCATCCCCGGTTGCGGCAGACTAGGCAAGTTAGGCGGTGCTCCGCCTGCCGGCATTCCCGGCGGCATCTGAGGCGGACCACCAGGCCCCATTCCCGGCGGCCCGCCAGCCGGCATAACCGCACCCCCGCGTAAATGCCCGACTGCACCTTGAGCGGCTTGAGCGGCTTGTTGCTGCTTCTGCATCGCAGCCTGCGTCTGCTTAACCTTCGCTTCAAAAGGTAAAATCTGAGTGCCGTACTGTTTCCAGTAATTAGCATCCTGCCTGGCCGCCTGAATATGCATCTGCATATGTTGCATAAAGACGCCTAAGGATGGTGGCGGGATCGGCTGCGTCCCCGGCGTTTGACCACGCGACTCCATAAACGCATCCTCTATCTGCAAATGCACCAAGTGATCGTCGTCCGGCTTAACCTGCGGCAAAAACCCGTCCATTAACAAAGTGTTTTCAATCGCCTGGCGCTCTTGCTGGTCAGCCTGCGCTTGCGGCGGCTCCTGGTAAAAAAGCGTGATCCATTCCGAGTCCATGAGTTCGATTATCTTTTTATCGATCTCGCTCGTCTGAATCCACGGCGCCCCTTGCGCCATCTGACGCAACTGCATCAGCTTCTGAATCTCCCGTTCCCTACTGTAACCATCAACACTACCGTTCGGCCGTAAGACGTACTTATTATCAAACGCCCGTTGATCCAGATTTAACCGTTGCTTACGCCAAAAATAATTGAGACTCGCCCGATCATACTGAACTAACAATTCCCAGGCTTGCTCAAAAATTTTGGTAACCGCCCCCTTCAAAATCCGAGCCCGGAGGTCATTGCTTTGCTGCATCACATTAGTAATGACGTTAGTCTCAGTCGCCGTCTTATTACCTTGCGTCGGCTGGCTCGGGTTACTAATTCCAAAATCCGGTATCCCAACCCTTTGCTCTGCCATCGACCGGGTGTTAGCGATCTCTTCATCAAAACTGATCGCCGGCGACGGCTGTTGCACTAATTGCAACACCGAGTCATAAACCGCCCCTGGTTCCCACCTGATATTTTGGGCATTGATACTCCCGCCTTGCGTGCTCAAAACCGGCCGGTTACAAATCGACATGTAATCTAGTTTCTCGTTCCAGCTCTTGCACGCGCTCGCCTCATACATCTGAGTTAGTTCACTAACCCCTCGACTCGAGTAATAGTTCCCGTCTAAGATCTCGTACGGAATCTGGACTAACGGAATTTGCCGATGTTCATAAGGCAACTTGAAATCAGCCCGGGCCGGTTCTTCCGGTTGCAACGGACTAAAAGTCTTAACCAAAATACTCCCATCAACCTGGCGCAAATAAACTTCCCACAAAATAATCAGGTTCTTTAACCGGCTAAACTGTAACCCTTCAGCTACATACCTAACTTGCTCATATTTCTGGTCCGGTTTCCCCTCCCCCTTAATCGAGTCGATATAAGTCTGGTCCGCGTTAAAACCTTTCGCGTCCGCATCCCGCACATACTCGTCTTCCGAATATTGCATGACGTGAACTACCCGGTCGCACTTATTGTAATCGGCCGGACTCCACGGCGGCACAATCACGTAATAGGGATTGATCGACTGAAAGGCTAACTTGTTCGCCGCTACATCCCAGTAGGGCTTAAGAATCCCGGCCCCGTTCTGTAAACAACTGTCTATCGCACAAATCAGTTGCTCAGTGAAATTACTTACTTCCCGAACCTTGTAATCAAACCACTTGGCGCACGCATCCGTATAACTATCACCCTGACTGTGCAGTGAATAGAAACTCGCTACTAACTCAGGCCCCAAGCACCAGATCACATAGTAGGGCTTGAGCTTACTAATAACCGTGTCCGCGACCGGCACATGAACGTTGGCCGCCCCAGGCCAAGGCCGATTGGCTCGGCCCGCGCCTTGCCCGCGCATCTTGAGCCACAACCGCTGACGTGCTTCCCAAGCGTTGCGTTCTTCGAGATCTGAATTTATCTCCGCAAAGAGATCTTCGTTTTCTGAGTCAGCCACTCGCCATCCAAATGGCGACAGAGGTTAAGGCAGGCGACTGAAAGAAAATCTTCACTGGTGCAGCTCGGTTGGTGGAACGGCCCGCGCCTGGAACTTGATGTACACGCAGCTTGATTGAGCTTCAGGCGTCAGGCCGTTCGGAAAACTAACCACGATCGAGTCAAAGCTATCGGCCGTGTAGACCGGCGTTCCCAACACTTCATCGTCCCGGGTCCAAAAGATATCTCGCCAAGCTTGCTCGAGCGTCACGCTCGCTCCATCGATTACTTCTCCCGGCGCATGCCTCGGATCGACCGTTGCTTCTGCTTCGGTACTCATGGCAAGAGCGAGCTCGGCGCCGCGACGCTTGGTTCAAGATAGATCCGGACACAAGCCCCGTTCTTCCCGGTTGGGCTAGTGGCCGCCGGAAAGGTTCCGATAACCCGCGTCGGTGTGTACCAAACATAAGAAATCGCCCCAGCTAAATCCGCGCTCTTCTGACTGAACGCCAGAGTAACCAACCCGTCCAGAGTTGTGGTCCCAGGAACGGCCGCACCAACCGTCCCACCTCGCGGCTCGGCTTCGCCTTCTGGCGGTGTTTCAGCCTGAGCCGGAACCGGCCCTAAACTCTTCCAGGCTTGCGTCCCATCGTCCCACTCGTACCCCTCTTGGGTTTGGTCAACGATGTACACATCGCCGGCAACGCCAGGCGTCAAAAGATCGCTGAAATACTGAACGTGACCGGTCGGTTGATCAATAGTAGCCATAACTGGAGGGAATTTTGATAACGCTAGCAATGCGCCTCAAATTCCTAGTTGACAAGCTTTTTTGCTTGCAGGAATTGCTACTCGTCTACGGTTTCCATGTTAAAGCAGAAGCTCCGCAGCGTCCTCACATCCTTTGGTTTCCACCAGATTTCCAATCGAAGAGGCTCCGCTCTGCGGAGCTTCTCATTCAAATGATTACTCTTCTGCTTTACCTCGTGATCGCCGCGATCATCTGCGGCGTCATCATCTGGCTGATCGCCCAAATCCCCGGAGTCGCCCCGTTCGCAAACATTATCAGAGTTGTGGTAATTTGCATTTTTGTGATCTATTGCATCTACCTCTTGATCAATATCTTAAGCGGCACCGCCGGCCATTTGCCAGTGCTCAAGCCCTAGATCTACTCAACGGCGCAACCGCACCCGCCGAAATCGAATTCGTCAAAGCTTTCCTTGGCTTCCAACCTCTGACGAAACCCGGCCAAGCTGAGTGGTTTAACCTCGCCTCCAGTTCGATCTTTTAGAATCGTATAATTTGGCCCCACAAGTTTCTGCAATTTGCGTTCTTCAGTCTCGTGGAACTGGTAAACATCCGGCAATTGTCTGAAGAGTAACGCGAAATGAGCATGGCCAGCTTTGACACAAAAACCGCCACAATTGTTGTGGCTAAACCCGAGTGCATAAAGCCGCGGTGGCCTTAAGCCTTCGCGCCTCATCCACCCAAGCATTTGGTGTTTGTCTAAGTATGGCGCTTCAGTCATGTAGGCTTCGCATACCCATGACGCTTTCGCGTCTCGAATTCGGATTAATCGATGAGGTTCAGTCCAATCCAAACCGAAATGCAAAGTTGTCTCGGTTGGATTGCAATGTTGCTTGTGCCATTGGTCTAGCAATTCACGTTTGAGATGTACCGAACACGGTGCAGACCTCGAATTGCCGATGTATCGCTTATCGCGGAACAACTCCCATGGCGTTCGACCATCGGCGATTCTGGTAATTGGTAAACCAAGCTGGGCACTCGAATCGACGAGAAATCGGTAAAGGTCGGAATCTTCCATCATGGTATCGGCAAAGAGCAAAACGATTCTCTCGCCGGGGTGCCGCTCCTTGACCCGCATTGCAGCAGCCCAGCTACATGCCCCACCTGAGTACATTACAACATGCATCAACACCCATTCATACTGGGGTCGCGATCACCGAGAAGTAACCGCCCAGAATCTCAACCTGATCGCCCGGCGCCTGCACAATCACCCTGATCGCCTGGCCCGCTTCCAAGATCCCTTGGTAAAAAGAGTTCCCTTCGCCATGAACGAACAAACTCTGACCCCGCGGCATCAAGCCGCCACTTGCACCTTTATCCAACTGGATACCTAGCGTCCGCTCAACGGCCACTTCAAAGCTCGAGCTAGCATGTACATCCACGGTCACGATCGCCCGATGCGTCAGCACAAACCCGTTATCAACCGGCGTCGCCAATGAGCCGTTACCGTAGATCGCAAGGGATTCAATCGCTACCTGATGGTCGAGGGCGTCACCCACGTAAGCTTGCTTGCTCAAATAACCGCAAGCCAGGCACGCAGTGCCAACTAAGGGAATCATAGGAGTCGTCTCCTGGGTTTGAATTTGCTCAGTCATAATTTCAGAATCGGCACAGTTTCTAGTTCCGCCAATATCTCGCGTGCGCATTCAGCGTGGAACCCCATCAGTTTCCGGCTCTTAATAACCCGCACGATAACCACGATATCGCTACCCAGAGTGAGGCCGCACCAAAAACAATCACCGCTCAATTCGTCAAACGGCCTACTCATCCGGTCCATGCGCCCAGGTCCTCCAGTTGCTGCCGTTCTTCAGTGTTAAACCGCCCGCTCGATATATCCCGCTCATAACCTTCATAGGCTTTCTCTAGGTCCGCCCACGGCCCTTGCTCTGCCGCTTTGACAAAGGTAGCGAAGGACTGTACCCCGTGCGCAAAGGCCCCTACAACGGCGTCTGCGCGATCGGGCGATTTGACCCCGCGCTTAGCCATGTCCTCCTTCTTCTCCAGCCCCAGACGCCCCCGAGCGTCAATAACGGTCTTCCTAGAGGTAAGCTGACTGACCAGGATCGGATCGTTAATGAGCGCTAACTCGCCGCGGATCACCCGCTGGGCGAACATGTGCCAGACCTCGCTCCCACGGCTTGTGTAATGGTCGTCATCGACTGCCGGCGCCCCAAAGCTAAACCGGTTTATCGGCCACCCAGCGTCCCTCAGCATGTCGCACATCGGTAGCCCCAGGCCACCACTATCGCCCCAGAGCTGGTCAGCTTTTATCCCGTACTTCCGGAATTCCATGATGTAGCGTCCCACGATCGACACCGCATCTGTCCCGTGGAAACAGACCAAGTGCATCAGCTTATTGCCACTGCGAATCGCAAGCGTGTTCTCATCCCGCGTCACAGCAAAATCGACGAACCCGGCATACTCGTGCTTGCTCACCCTGGCATGCGGCGGGTTAAGCATAATCGCCATAAGTGGTTCGTAGGGAACCACAAACGATTCGGCACCGGATTGGTCCATGAACTCACCGTAAATCGACGAGCGAACAAGCGGATGCTTCTCGCCGTAAGTACCAATCATGTCCTTGATCTTCTCTTCCCCGATATGCGGACAATCCTTCAAGCCGATTTCGAAACACAAGTGAGTCGAACGATTCGAACTGAAACACTCGAAAAAGTTACCGCTGCGTAGTCCCGGCGAGCTGATTACTACCAGTACCGCGTACCCGCAGCGGTCAATGCCTTGAAAGATCGCGTCATCGACCGACTTGGCTTCGTCCACGATCATGAGCAATGGCGCGCCTTTGGTGCCATGATGACCTTCAACCCGCGCCGCTTCATCAGTTGTAAAGGCTAACATTACCCCGCCTTCGTTAGTCCTGATCTCGCGAGAGAGGAACGCCCAGTGAGTCAGATGCGGATTGCGGTAAGAGTGCAAAGCGCGCATGACCTGACTATCCAGCTGGCGGCTGTCAGCCGACATCAGAACTACTTTGGAGCGCGGATAACGCTCGAGCCAGCGCAACACCAGTACCGGAATGACAATGGAGCTCTTACCGCTTTCGTTCGGCGTCCGGACAGCCAAGCGGACCCGTTCTAGAACGCTACCTTGGTCGACAGCCTCCGCAATCCGAGCTTGCCAATCGTAGAGCTTAGCGCCCATGACAGCTTCACTGAAAAGCTTGGGGCTATTGTAAACTCCCGCCGGGATTTGCATGGCCGTACTTACCCAGAACGCACAGCCGTTTTGTCTATCAGAGCTGAAATAGCCATAAGTTCTTCTGGCGGAAGCTTAGTTGTTTCCAAAAAACCCAAGGTTGCGACAAAAAGGGCAGCATAGATCTCCTGAGCTGTCGGCTTTGGTTCAGTCTTTTCACAAGCTGTAATCATTCTCTGGCTGACTGCTGCTATGACATCACCACGCAGCATAATGTTAACCTCACCGACTTGGATGTTTCGGTTAAACATGTTGGCCACCATTCCCGTTCGGGCTCTGCGGCCGATAATCAGCTAACATTTTGGCAACCGAATCGCGGATTTCGACACTTTCAGAATCAATTTCACGGACTCGTTCCGGGGCCAGTTGGATGACAATAGAAGTACCTGAACCATCAGGATTGCCGGAACTGTTGATGGCAATCTGAACTTCAGGTCTGGCATAGCGAACAGCATTTAAACGTTCTAAGATCCACGCTGTTCCTTGCCAGCCAAGCGTGCCGTCCTGAATCCGCTTTAGGCGGATGATTTGACGCTTAAGAACGGCCCTTTTTACGGCTATCGAAAAAGAAGGTATCTGATGCCAAATACTTAGGGTTGTTGGTCTTATACCGACAAGTTCAGCAGTTTCTTGGTTAGAAAAGCCGAAACTGATGGCTTCAGCGATTTGAGCAACGAGCTCAGGGGAACGCTTAGTAGGACGGCCGCGTTTCTTTTGAAGAGCCGGCACGGAAAAGATTGTCAGGGAAGCCGTTAAGGGGGACAAGTGAAAACTGACCGGAGAGTAATTTTTACCTGAAAGGGAAGTTTTCTTTTTTCGCTGGTTTGGAGGACACAAGGCGACCTTCCGAACTAGAAACGACGAGATCAGGAGAGAACAGGAACCTGGAAGGTAGAATGAGCTAGCAGACTCTCCGGTCAGTTTTTGTCTCAATTTGTCCCAAAACGCCAGTGTTCCACGGCGAGTCCCACACGGGCGAGGTAGTGGGAAGAGAGACGTAGTCTCTCCCACCCGTGGAACACTGAAACAGATTTCCCAAAAGGCGAATTGGAACAAACTGGAACAAATTGAGACAAGTCACTCAGGGTATTGTTTTTTGAGGGACTTCGATAGTTCCAGAGATGCCGTCTCGGATAAGAAGTTTTTGTTTGAAAGCCTTTTCAAGTGCTCGGTAAAAGGTTGTTTTTTTCATTCCGGTTTCATCCATCACGCGTTTACAAAGTTTCGGCGTGGTAAGGTGTTGAGTTCCTAGCCAATGGACCAAAACGGAGGGATCGCTATTGCGCTCGATGGTCTTTTCCTGGGCGTTCTTCTGTCGTTTAAGGTTTTCAGGATCGATTGAGCGTTCCAATTCGAAGATTGGATAGGCCCATTTGATGACGAATTTCTCTATCGGTTCATGGTTACGGACAATCACGTCCACCGTGAAACATCCGTCCGCTTCCAGAGGCGTCATGGTTAGAATCGTGTCGGGATCGCGCTGAAAAACGCCGCTACCGGCTGCGCGGTCGATTGCGTCTTTATCGGCCTGACTGCCCTTGGAAAAATGGTGACCGAAAAAGTTGGAGCCCTGTACTACCTCGATTAACTCATCAAGTTGGGAGAGAAGGGCTTGGACATCGCCGGCTGCGTTTTCGTTTCGGCCGCCCAAGAGTTTATAAATCGGGTCACTGGTTACGTAAGGGTGTTCGATATCACTGGCTCGTTTACTGAGTTCGCGCAGGAAAGCGTCCCATCGGCTTGGTTCGTAAAGCTTGGCACTGCGCAAATGCCAAACGTAGAAATTATCTGGCACGTCGATTCGGAGTGCGTGGGCAACTAGCCTGACCCGGGCTTCGAAAAACTCTTTTGGAATCTCAAGATTGAGAAAGAGAACGTTGGTTTCGCGAGTCAGCATTCCAAACCACTTAAGCCCAGCTGCGATTGACAAGCCTTTCTGGATAAGAGCCCAGGTTTTAAAGGATTTGCTTCCGCCAGCCAGTTCCCCTTTTTCGCCCCGGCACAAGAGGCCGTTGACGATAGTTGGCGGCAAAGGTGCAATGACTTCGCGGACAGTCCGGCCGGGAACAATATCGCCAAACTCTGGCGCTTGAGGCTGCTCGCCAGGTTTGTGCGTTCCGTCCGGACCGAACTCGCTATTTGGGTCAAACTCGGTCGAGTCAGAATGCAAATCGTAAGCATGGTTTTGACGCGCCCTGGTCGCATGGATGACTTGGCGGCGGTGCCAGCGTTCTAGGACGATCGGCAGATAGACTGCAACCGACGGCGTTATGACGTAAAGGGTGTCGAGATAGTCTCGGCCGCCGACATCTTCCAGGGCGCCGAGTCGTATCAGCTCTTCAGAGAGCCAAACAAAGTTGACCGGTTCAGCAGGCTTAGGCCACCGGTAGAGAACATCGTAGATCGTGCGGTGCCGCGGATCGCTGAAAGCCTCCGGGTTGAGCCGGTTGGCGATCAGTTTTGCGCTCGGGCCAGGTTCAAGGATCAGACTGGCCAAGAGCCCGCGTTCAGCGTCCAGGCTCGCGGGCAAAGGTTGCACTTCACTCATAGGCGGAAGAGTCCTAGACAGAAAGTTGCGAAATTGTGACTTGCGCGGAGAGGCAAGTTCGGTTAAACGGATGTCGTTCAAGCTTTTACGTGAAGGTTAAGGTTTGAATTTGTTACTGCTCTATTCGACGCCCCCCAAGTCATAGATGGGGGGCGTCAAATTTTTGGGGGTTAATCCCTATAAACCCGGTCAGCTTTGCAGCGCTAGCCTAAAATCCTGTTTTCGCCTAAAATGCCCCAGGACGCGTTTTGACCCCTCAGGTGCCATCCATATACTGCTCGAGGATTCTAAGCGCCCCAGCGGCCGTTTGCGGCACGTAAACGCGGTGTTTGAGCTTGCTTAAGAGGGCGATTTTCTTCTCCTGCTCTTTGCTGAACCGCCCATGAGGGCCTTTGAACTCGAAAAAGATCGTT